ATTACTATTCGCCTTCCGCCAGCCGGCGGCCTTGTGCCGCTGGTTGGTGTCGGGTTTTCGCCCACCATAACCCCCCCAGCTTCGTTCGCCGAGACCGTAACTCGGCCCGTGGTCCCGCTCTGCCCCGCCCCTAAGATGCCCGTGGTTCCGATTCGCCCTGTCGTTAGAATCAATAACTCTACTAGGTTTATGTTTGGCGTTGATCCTCCTTTGGACGTTCTCATTCGTCCCATCGAAGCGCGTGCCTCCCGCGCTATAAATTACTTTTTGACGCTCCGCAAGTCACACCCTGTCGATCGTCGTTGGTGCCCCGCCCCCTTCGAACCGACGTACCATGTTGCGACCAAGTCACAGCTCAAGGTCGCTTCGCGCGACATTAACTCCACTCTTGATGCTGTTCTTGAGCATCGTCGCCGTCTTTCTCTCCGGTTCGTGCTTGCGCCTCGGCTCCAGCAACGTGGTCCTCTTTGCGGTCCCTTCGTTCCGAAGTTCGTCGACGTCGAAAATTTCGCTGCTCGTCTTCGCCGCCGGTTCTACCCCGCTCCTTTCCGTCCTGCCCCTGGTGTTCTCGTCCCGCCTCCTCGTCGACCTATCGTGAAGCCATATCAAGCCCCGGCCATCGTCCTCCCTGCTCCTGGCCTGTGGGTTTGTCCTACGCGGTCTCGTTCGACCGGCTACACCTTTCGCGCGTCTGGCGTCTCTCGGGCTGAGTTGCGTGCGCGCGCCTTCTTTAGTCGGTGTTTACCCCCGCCTTGTGACGTCCCGGTGCCTTGTCCCGATCCTGTCGTCGTTTCCAGGCCTCGACGCCCTCGTCGCGTGGTTCACGTTCGCGCGCCAGGCAATTGCTGGATGCGTCTTCCATTTCTTGATGGTTCTCCCGGCGTGCCTATGGATTCTTGGGCTATTGCTCAGTTAGAGATCATGATTCGAGAAGCGCCCGTGCGTAATTACACCGTTGCCGAAGTTATCGATGCTATTGGAGACTACATCCAGACTGGCCGCTACGAGTTCGGCATCATTGCCTTCGTAGAACCTGACGGTGACGTCCACATCGAATCTGTCCGTCTCGTCCTCAGTGAACTTCGCGAGGGCGAGATGAATTTGGCCGCGCTTCGTCGTTGGTTGATGGAAGTCGCTGTCGAGACTGCGTTAGTTGGTGCTGTGGCGGATTTCGAAGCTTACACGCAAACTGCTGTACCTGTCGCCGCGGTTGCTGCCAAGCAAGCGGCTTCAAGCATTGCTTTCGACGCCGTCTCTCACGCCTCTGCTGCCGGGTCTGATCTGATCGCTGAGCTTGTTCATCGTGTGCGCGATGGGCTTGCCTCGTTGCCTTTTCCTCATTCCCCGTCGCCTATTGATGGTCTCCCGCCGATTGGTTCACCTATTCCGATCGACGGTGATGCCCTTGATTGGTTGAGTCGGTGCATCGAGCATCTTCTCTCGCTCGTTCCTGATTGGCTCGGCACTGTCGTCGATGAGGCCACTCGAGTCCTTGCAGGTGCCGCTCTGGATGCCATTCACGTCGTCGTCGCTAGCGTCCCCTCGGTTTTCCACGCATTGTCTTCTGCATCCAACGTCCTGACATTGTTCCCAGCTTTGTCGCGTTTGTTGCAATACATGCTACGTGATCGCTCTTTCACTTGCGATCAGACCGTCCGGCGTTTTTCGTCTATCTTTGTCCCGATAGCACGATTGCCGAACTTCGACACCGCCGTCGCCCTTGGTCCTGAGGCGCCTACCCACCGCGTCGTTCCCGTCAACCTCCCGGCCGCTGTCACTACTTTCGTTAATCGTCTTCACCTTAGTAATGACACTGACATGCAACGTACTATTGTCGGGCACCTCGAGCAGAGCGTTCTCACTGTCGTCGATCGTCTGGCTGCAGCACCTCCCCTTTTCCTCGAGCGCGACGCGTCTACGGAGGTTCTTGACGAGTTTCAGTCGGCCTTCCCGTCCTTTGGCGTTGTCGCGTCTAATACGACTTCCGCTCATCCACGGCTAGCTGCTGTCCGTCATGCTTTCCGACGTCTGGTCACCTCCGATGCAGGCATGCGTCCTCTCCATGTCGTCGGTGGTAGCTTGACCGAGTTGACTGCTCTGCCCGGCGTCGTCCACAATTGCGCCCCGCTGCTCTCAGGTCGCGATGCTCATCGTCATCTGCTCCGCCATCCGCGCCTTGTCGATAATCTTGCCTGCCGACGTCGGTTTGAAGATTGCTCCTCGTCAACCGTGGTTCATGCTACTGTCGTCTCGTTCTTTTCTGCTCATGACATTAATCCTGCGGATTTTATTCGCGCCATGATCAGGAATGAACAAGCTTCCGCCTATGTCGCGCTTCATTTGCCTCTGCCACTTCTTAATAGTCGTGTTTCGACTTATAGTGATGGCTTGTGCGATTTGTTCTTCGAGCGCGTTCGCGACAAGGTGCACGTCATGGCCCAAGGCGGTTCCGCTGGCTATGCGCATGATTTGACAACTCTGCTCTCTTGGGCTTCGCCGATGCCGTGCTTCCAGGGGATCAACATCTCGCTCGACCTCCTCAGCCATATTGGCTCAGCATATCTGTTCAAGATTGAGCTCGGCGTCGGCGATCAAGAGGTTATCCCACGTTTGTTGCCATCATTGCGTGAGCGGTTCTACGTATTGCCGCTCCTCACCCGCGAGGGACTTTCCCTTGAAGAAGCTCCTTTCTTCCCTGTCCCTGCAGCTAGGTTCGAGCAGCTCACGTCTTATATCTCTTCTTGCGCTCCGGAAGATCGCACGTTCGAGCATGTATCCTCTCGTGTCCGCGGTCAGATCGCCGAAATTAAGATTGGGCACACGCTCGTTGCGCGCCGCTGGGAAATTGACGTCGAGCAATTCTTTTCGCTAGTTCATCATGCGTTACTCGCCTTCGAGCTTTACTCGATCCTTTCCTCGCGTCAATCCGCCGCGGCTAGGCAGTATTATTCGCACTGGCATGCTCGCAGCGGTTCCATCATTCAACGACTTTTCGCTCGGGTTGTCGACGGTTTTTGCTTCACGTCGTACTCAAAGCGAACGTACCTTCGCCAGAGTCGCGTCAGCGTTTTCCTCGACCTTATTTTTGGCGGGCGTCCCAGCAATCAACTGCTGTTCAATCCTTACCTGCTGAATGGCCCTTTCCGGCTGGTTGACGCTCCTGTGTCTGGTCGCCCTGCTCTGCTCGTTGGTCCCCGCCGCGTCGAGATCCCGCCTGCCATCCATGTCCCGGACGTCGTCGTCCCATCGCGCGCCTTGCGACCCGTGCGTCGTGTTTATTATCCGCCGGCGCCCTTTACGTCTCTCCCTGCAGTTCCGTCTCGTGCGCCTAGGGCGGTTGTTCCTTACTTCACACTTCCCGCCAGGTCATGTCCTGACCTCGAATGGCCCTTCGCGACTCCTGAAGGCATAGCTCGTGAGATTAACAGGCACTACTATCGACGACTTGCACGCGTCGGTGTTCTCTTCCCGGCTGAAGACGTTCCGCTTCCGGACTCGCGCGATACATCTGAGACGGCTTCCCTCATGTCTCTCCCGCCGCTGATGATTCCGCCTCGCCTGGTCAAGTCTGGCAAAGAGGTCGCTGTCCCGCAACTCCCAGTCTTTTTTGATGCCTGTCGTTGTTCCATTTGTTTACGTGGTGGTGTCGAGGATATTAACGCCATCCTGTCTGCTATCGACGACAACATCGCATTCCTCGACAGTTTGGACAACGCGGCTTTCCTTGCTCAGCAGGTGTCAAAGTGCAATCCAGCTGGCCCGTCGATGGATCGGGAATGTTATCTCCCTCTGCCTCCTTCTCCGGCTCTTTCCCCTGTGTTGCTCGCCGACGACACGTCTACAGAGGTTTCCGCTCTCGACTTTGCGGCAGATCTCGATCCGTTGGAGCACCCAGAGCTTGATGTGGATGATTCTATCTCCGACGTTGCCGATCCTGACCCTGCTGCTGGCCCCGTCCCTGTTGTCCTCTCTGGCCGCGTTGACGCCGTACGGCGACTTCATTTCGACCCTGCTCCCTACCGTGCCAAGTTTGCCTTCACGTTTGATGGGGACTATCATACGTTTGCACCTTTAGTCGCTTCTGACCGCGCGTTTTCCGCGATGGCGCAACCATTGTCTGATCAAGATCCTGTCGTGCGCGCTCCCTCGGTCGGGGCTGCTGCCCTTCTGCTTGATTGGGCAAACCGGCCGGATGCTTTCTCCGTCGTCGTTCCGTTCCCTCAGACGAATGGAGTTGCTAGGACGCACGAGGAAATCTGCAACAATTTGGATCTCTCTCCTGCTCTTTGCGAAGTCATTGCTCGCATGGTCCAAGTTGCACGAAGTCCGCGTGGCGATCGACCCATTCAGCCTCTCTTCATCTCTGGTCCGCCGCGCACGGCTAAGTCGACCCTCGTCCGGCGTTTGTTGCGGTCCCTTGGGCAGCGCGCTTGGGTTGTCGTCCCTTCCAAGGCGCTCCGTGACCAGTGGCAAGAAAAAGTCGTCACTCCGTCCGCTCGCTTAGCGACTGTATCTACTCGGCATTCGCTTCCTCGGCCGTTCGTTCGCGCCTTTGAGCAGGATCCTGGCCGCCCGATCATCAACACCGTCGTTATTGATGAGATCGCTAACTTCACTACCTTAGAAGTTTATCTCATCGTGCGTAGTGCCATTGCTCTCGGCGCTACTAGGCTCATCACGCTCGGTGATTTCCGGCAAGGCTCTCCTGGCGCGCACATTCCTCAGACGCACCGGCTTTTGCGCATCAATCTGGAACTATGGCATTGTTTCGATTTGCCTATCGATGCTCTTTATGCGTATTGCCGGTCACATGACGTCAATCCTGGGCGATATGTCACGACTTCGACGCTGGTCCACTCGATTTTCTTCGTCAACGCCCCTCGGCTTCGATCTGTCGAAGGCTTTGACTTGCGCGTCCGAGCTCATGAACAGCATGCTGCCGTTCACGATGCTGTTGTCACGGTCGGTCAAGCCCAAGGTATGCGTGCTGAGCGAGTATTAGTCGTTCCGCAGACGCCTCAAGGACGTGTGCCGTGGTGGAATCCGGGTCGTCGTGCCGTCGTCTTCACCCGACATCACCTTCTTTGTTGGGTTATTGCTGACTTTGCAACGTCGTCTGCGATGTGTCCTGGGTTCGAATTTCGATCTGCGCCGCGCGTCACCGCCCCCTTCGATCATCGTTCTTTCGTGCCGTTTGCGTCTGACGTTCTCCTCACCGCCGCTAGGTCTGGTCGAGCCGCAGAGTTCACCGCTCGTTACCCTAACCAGTCTGTGTCTGCTGCCTCAGATACCATTCGTTTTAGAAACGTTCTTTCAAATTCCGACGCTCCTTTCGACCACTCTGTCCGCACTGTCCCTTCTTTGTCCCTCGCGTCCCTTCGCGTTGAAGCTCAGAACCTGATCTATTCCCTTGGTGGCGTTGCTCCTCCCGAGCCAAGCTCAAAAGACTTGTATTTGTCTACTGCTCGTCGTCTTCGCAGTTTTGTCTTTTCGGGCCAACATGAGGCTTCTCGCGTCCCACGTTCTGGGCTCCACGACGTCGACCAAGCTGTCTCCATGCAGTTCTCTCGCGACTCACACAGAGCCATTCGCGATTTCGTTGATCGACAGACGTCCGTGTCTTTCTCAACGAGCGCTATCACTGCAGGTTTTGCTGAAGGTCGTCGATTGTTCGCACGTCTCTCTCGGTGTCTCTTCCGCAAGGAAAGTACCTTGTTGCACGTCGACGATCAGTCGCGAAATTGGTTGAGCACGCGTCTAGAGTCGTTTTTGCTGCAGCTTGATCGCGTAAGCCCGCTCGGTGCCGATGCTTCCACCCTTCGTGCCAGTTTCTTCATGAAGACCCAAGCGAAGGTCAAGCCCATCCCGTTCTTCCCTGCGACGTTGCCTTATGGTCAGCCCGTGATCTCAAACGCTGCGAGCTTCGGCGCTTATTTCGCCGACGCCGCGTTGCGTGGGTACCGTAATCTACCGCGTATCTTACGCGACGGCGTCATCATAGATGTTGGTTTCACTGACGCGGAGCTCACTTCGGAGATGCGTCGCGTAGGTCTTGACAGCGTCCTCGCGCAGGCCAACTTGCAGTTTGATTGCTCGCGCCAAGATAGCACACATTCGTTGCCCACTCTCGTTTGCTTCGCAGAGGTCTTGCTCTCCCTCGGCGTTGATGCAGAAGTTGTCGCTTTCTACCTAGAATATTGTTCGTTGTATCGTGTCGCTCATCAGGACACTCGCACGGTTTCAGGACATCTTTCTTACAATCTGGGTTCTGGCGATCCTTTCACGCTCCTCCGCAACTGCGTCATGATGCTTACGGCTTTATGTTGCCGGTATGAGGCGGCTGATCGTCTTCTAGGTCTTCAAAAAGGCGACGACTTTACTGGTTGGTTGCCGAATCTTCGCCCGCACGCCATGGCCGGTTTGCCTTCTATGCGGATCATCATCTTTAAGCTTGAGACGGCCGCCATCGCTGAGCATGCTAATCGCGTTATTCATGATGGTGTGCTCTTGGCTGATCCGGTTCGCGCAGTTCTGAAGCATCTCTGCCGGCCTGCTGATCCAACTGTTGACGTTGAGGCGCTCTACCGGTCCTACATCGATCGACCTTTTGATTACGCCAACGTTGATGTGGACGTGCTCACTACCGCCATGGTCCGCAAATATCCTGCGCTGTCCGGCGACCAGGTAGTGTTCTGCATCGATCTTGCTCGTGCCCTTCGTCGACGAGATGTTTTCTTCTCCCTCCATAGCGTCGTCGAGCGTAGCATGATCCGGGTTGTCGATTCTGTCGATTGCGCCGCTTCCGTTGCTAAAGTTGTGCTTCCCGGGCGTCCTCCTGCTTTTTACCGGCGGTTCCGCAATCAAACAGCCTCTAACCTTGTCGCTCTTTTCGAATCACATGGCATACCTGCCACTTTCGTTCCTTCTTTTTCTAGTGCTCCTGCCTCCCCCGGTGTCGTTATTACCGAGACACATGCCGCCTGCTGGCATTACCGGGTCGTTGATGTTCCTGTATGACTATATGGTTGTGGTTATTTATTCCCCTACGCTCTTTCCAAACTGTCTTTACAAGTCCCTTTCATTGATGTTCACAATCGTTCTCAACATCAATATTTCTTCGCCATGGCTACTGCTTCTTCTACTGCTGCTGCTCCTCCGACCACGACTACTGGCCCAACCGGCAGTTCTACCACCACCACGCCACCCATCTTGCGACAGATTGCTTGCTCGGTCGTCCTCAATTCAAACGTCCTTCTCGGGCGCTTCCTCTTCCGCGACCATGAGAAGGTCGAGGCCTACCGGGCCGATTATCGATCGGTCTTCGTCAAGCAGGTCGAGGTCCACGTCTTCCCGCTCGTCGAGGTCCCCCGCGGCACCCCGGCCATCACCTGTGGCTTCGGGCTCATCGACCACGAGCTCACTTGGGAGAACGAGGATGCCGAACACGGCACCGAGATCAATTTCGTCCCCTATCTCGCATACAGTGCTGCCGGGTCTACGGCTGTCGGGCACAGCACGGTTGTCTGGACCGACACGCCCAATGCTGGCAACTCAACCCATCGGCCGTTCCCTCCGGGGATTCAGCGCGAATTGAGGGGTCGCGAGCTTGATTTCGGGTATGTCTCTTTTGCTGCTGGTGTCTTCGAGCCTGTTCTCCTCCCTCCGGTCGCCCAAGCTGGCGAGGATGTTCCTCCTCCTGCCGACCCGGCGCCTGGTCGTGCCTTCCGTTTTGCCATACAAGTTGAGCTCGAGTGTACTGGCGGTGGCCCTGGCTGGTCTTAAGGCCATTTTATTCTTTCTTTT